CAACACCCCTATAACAACACGATTCACAAATTTTAAAAACAATAAACATCAGGCTACTGGATGTTTTACTTGTGCAATTAAAAAGCAAGGGGAAGATCAGCGTTTATCATTAGAGAGTTGGGAGAAACAGGCACAGAAAGCAAATGTTACTTTGTTGAGCGCACCTACGACCACTAAGAAAAAAGTTGACATTAGGTGCAATGAGTGTGAACAAGAAACTGAAACGACTTATCAGACATTAAAAAAAGGTGGAGGATGTTCTAGTTGCAATATATCTAAAGTAAAAATGGGAAAACCTACTCATGGTTGCGGAGGGTTTAAAAAGAATCGTAAAGGTTTAATTTATTTATTAACTGATAAAAAAGGTGCATTAAAGGTTGGTATTAGTAACCACACAAGCGCCTATTACAGGCTACAGGGACACAAATCTCATGGTTGGCATGTAGTAAAAACGTGGGAAAATTTGAAAGGAACAGTCGTTGATGAGACTGAAAGGAAAGTTTTATCTTGGTGGAGAAATAATCTTAAAGCTCTTTCATGTAAAACAAAAATTGACATGCCACACGGAGGGTGGACTGAAACAGCTAAAACTAAACAGGTTGGTTTACGAAAAACCATTATGTTTATTGACGAGAGTTTAAAAGAAGTTGCATGAAAACAATTAAGAGTGTAATATAAGAATGTAGTCATGGTGGCTACAACAATAGAAGGGGAGTGAAGTGTTATGAGTTACAAGTTACCAAGGTTACCCGATGAAATCAGACCTATTGTGCCGATGCCGATTCAGGTTAAACCACGTAGCATGAATGATGTGATTTTAGAGTTAGAAGAAGTCACAGCCGATTTAGCTGTTGAGATGACTCGTATACGTGGTTTATTGGAACAGAGGCGTGAGGCTCGGTTTGAAAGTGAGATGGATGAGTATGGCGATTTATAAGCATCATTTCATGCCGTCAGATTATGACGCTGATGGAGTCGCACAGCTCGTGACTTGCATGTTTTGTGATTGCAAACCATACCACGCTGATGAGCCTTGTATCGACCAGGAGCAGGAGGCGCGTGCCGATTATTTGGTGAGTGTTCATGTTGAAGAAGCAAGAATGGAGGAAATCTGATGGTTGATTTGGATACAAGTAAACCTTTCAAGGGGTTTATTGGTGGTTGGATTTTGTTATCGGATGGTCGGATATTAGGCTCGTCTTATGTCACTGACATTGAGGAGCGTAAAGGTGGGCATGTTATTAAAACCAGTCCGATGGTTGCAGGTTTGTTAGTTGAGAATGGTGCTGTTGAAACTCAGAACTCTATTTATATTCTCGGCAGTCCAGTGAAGGAGAAGGGCGAATGACTACACCTACAAAAATGGTTAATTTAACCACTAAAGACCATGTGACTGGCAATTCGTTAGGGATGATGGTCATGTTTTTGGGCGATGATGACTTCGCTGATATGTGGACGTACTATCTAACATCTGATGAATTTGAAAAGTTCTCTTGGTTTGATAGTAAGTTTACCTATGAATTTGCTTTTGATGAGTATGAGACTATTGAGGGCATGGTGGGTGAGTATGTCTATGAAGAAGAAGTCATCGAAGAAATACATTTTGCCATAACTCTTAAGAAGTTCGGATGGGATTTTACCGAAGATATTAAACAATGGAAGGAGAAGAATCAATTATGACTATTCCAGCTCTGGTAGTAATTATTTTAGAAGTGGCGCTTATTATTAAACTTAGCGGTTTAATCTGGGCTCAATCTAAAGAAAAGATTGCTGTCGATTGGTTAAAAGAAAATAAACTATTAAAGAAAGGTTAATGTAAATGAATGCAAATATTCAAACCCAACATGTGTTACATGACTCGGAGGGTCAGTTAAATTGTGGGGCTATAAGTAACAGGTGTGTCACATTAAAAGTAGGTGATGAGCCTAGGTTTTTGACTGTGTACATGTATGAGCCAGTAGTAATGGATTTAATACAACAGTTAGAGGGTGCTTTAGCTGATATGAAAGAAAGAGAGTCTGATGTTGCAGGGTAAGTTCAGTGGCGACGGTGGCACCTGGTTGGAGAACATTTATTTTAAGACTCGTAACAGGATGTTAGCGTCGAAGGTTAAACATTTCGGGGCGTACCATAAACAGTATCCTTTGTACACTAAACGGGAGTTGAATCGTTGTAGCTGGTGTAAGCAGAAGCATTACATGCCTTTTTATGCGGAGAATGGGCGCGAGTATTTTCATTCGGATACACAAACTGATTTGCCTATTTGCGGTGAGTGTGAGTTTGATAGAATTTCGGATGCGAGGGGATGGTAATGAGTAAAATGAAAGAATACTTGGAAGATTTGCAAGAGTTAGATGAGATTTTGCAAAAGTTTTATAAACTGCGTGCTATCAGAGAAGAACGTGACCCGATGCCTGAGGATTTCGAATGAAACTCCTTATAGCTGGGGTGTGTTGCATCCTGGTGGCATGGTATCCGCGTGTGCCTTTGAATGAGGCTATGAGACCAGCGCCGATGGCATCTGTTGCACCTGTATTGACTACAACGACTACTACTACGACGGTGTTGGACAAGTTGTGGGTTTCAACTACGACAGCCCCACCGTTGATGTATAATTATGCTTTTCCGATGTATAAACGTGGCTTTGATGTAGTCGAATTGCAAGAGTTTTTAGGGATGAAACAGGTTGATGGCATTTATGGTTCGCGTACACGTAAAGCTCACATGGAGTATTTGGGTGGTGCCGAGTCGGTGTTAACCGATTGGTATAAATTACCTACCAGGTTTCATTTGGATCAGAAAACTTTACGAGAGTTGGTTGATATCTATTGGCTTGATGACCACTCAGAGTGGGCGTTGAGGGTTGCTTTCTGTGAGAGTAGCGCCACGCCTGATGACACGTACAATGATGCTGTGTCTGATGCTTTAGCTGTCGGTGCTTTCCAAATTTTAGCAAAGTTTTGGTCTGGCAGGTCGGAGAGTGCGAACATGGAAACGTATTCGCCGTTCGATTTGGAAGCGAACGTGGCAACAGCATCAGAATTGTTTTATAATGGTGGCGGGTGGAAGCATTGGCGACCATCTCAAAAGTGTTGGGGTCAGAGTGATTCCACAACAACAGAAAGGAGTGGTTAATGGCAGAGATATTAACCGAGTTCCCGAAATCGGTGCAACGCACTGAGAGTTATGATTGGAGCGGATGGTTTGACGGGGTTCCCCGTGTGTTATCACAGGGAGTTGATTTTAATACAAAGATCGATTCTTTCAGATCGTCTGCGTATCAGGCGGGTAAGCGTAGAGGCATCAAGATAAGGGTGCATACTTACGCTGATGGTAAACGTATAGCTATACAGTCTGTTACCTCCCCTTTGGTGGGGTGACATGATGTTGACGGGTGGAGGCTTAATCGTATGGGGGTGCGGTAAGTCTCTGCCCTCAACTGTTCAGGTGTCAGTATGAGAAGCGACATTAAGATACAACGCAGAATTATCAACATGGGCGCTGGTCTGTCCACTAGCAGGTGGGTGGTTCTTCAGGATGGGCGCATAAAAGAATTGTTCGACTCGTATGACAGAGCTGTCGAGTATATGACAGCGTTGACACGAGACTGGGAATCGCAAGACGAATGATAATTAGCAGAAAGTGGGCGATGCCCAACTCGGAAACATTCAAGATCAAACCTATATACGAGTTGATTGCAAGGTATTACGTGAAGGAAGATCTGCAATGGATTGATCCTTTTGTGCGTGACAGTGTATTCAAAGGGCAGATGGCGCAGACAAACGACTTGAACCCTGAGTTTGAAGCGCACTATCACATGGATGCGTTAGACTTTCTTGAACTATGGGGTGACACTGAAGTGGGGGGCGTGTTGTTTGATCCACCTTACAGTCCACGACAGATAAAAGAATGTTATGAGAGTGTGGGTAGGACTGTGCAAATGCAGGATACTCAGTCATCCTTTTGGGGTGACATGAAGAAAGAGATAGGTCGCATTATTCATAAGGATGGTGTGGTTATTTCTTGCGGTTGGAACTCTGGTGGCATGGGTAAGACTAATGGCTTTAAGATAGAGGAGATTCTTCTTGTGCCTCATGGTGGTTGGCATAATGACACCATCGTGACAGTAGAAAGGAAGCAATGATAGGTAAACAAATAATAGAAAGGAAAACATTATGACATTGAAACCATCGGGTGAGCATACAGCTTTAACCCGTGAAGAATATTTGAGGTTACGCGACGAGGAAGCTAAACGCCCTGAACGTAAACGCACGACTGTACACAAGTCGTCGTACCATTCGTGGGGTTCAGAATGAATCCCGTGTGGGGGACTGTGCCAATCTCAGCAACAGGCGCAGAGCATCCTCTGGGGCGGTCTGTGTGCGAGTTGAAGATCTTCGTTGAGCATCCCCCATCTTGGCATG